TCGGATTCAAACTGCTTGATGAAGGCTGTGTCTATTGTATTAGCCATTTCAAGAGTCCTTTATTAAGGTTGCATTTGTACTCTGGGTATCCTTCTGCATCCTCAACGTAGTTATCCTAACGGGCTACTCAGTGCATTACGGGCCGTGACGCTAGAGCGTAAACATTCTTTCTATCTGGATTGCAACGCACAAAATGCACTAAGGTTGTACCGTCTTCATCATCTATATATCCAGCGGCCGAAAACCCAAGCCATGCGGCCCAGTTAAGAGAGCCTTCATTATCTACAGATATGTTTAAGTTTATCTCGTAGTATGTTTGATGAACATACCTAAGAATGTCAGGCGATATTCTAATGACGCTGCGCCAATCTGCATCCATCTGCTTAGTAAACAAAGACCACATGCAGACCTGTTGATTGCCAGTAGCCTGTAAACCAATAAGTTGAACGGATATACCATCTGGGTTTTCCAAAACCATGCAGTCTTGTTCTTCTTGCATTTGATCTAAGGCATAGAACAAATCAACGTCTTCATACTCTGCCGCACTATACGGAGCTATGTCATGGTAAAACTTCATAACATGAGACTTCTGCATAGGGACTAACTGAAAGCCCCTACGCTGTAAAATAGGATCAGCCATACAGTTTGCGATACGCCTGATCTACCTGACTAACATAAGCTGGATCACGTTTTTGTGGGTTCCAGTAACGCTCGTCCTTCTGCATTGTACGCAAGGAATCATCTGTGATCTGACTAGTCATAGCGGAATCACCAGCGAAGGATGGCCCCTTCATCTTTTCCATGATGTGTTCCAAAGCAACAATACCACCAGCCGTTTCACACATGCGCTCTATTGCATCTAGGCTTTCTTCAGGAAAGAACTGATTGGCAAACAAACTAACTGCCTCAATACGATCAGTTGCAGCATCACCTAGTAGTTTGGTTTCTGCCTCTATGTCAGGCTGACCTTGATCCATTGCTTCTGCAAATAACTCAATGCCCTTTTGAAACTCTTCCTGACCAAGACCGCTTTCAAACGAATGCTCTGACCACCAATCAAGCAACGGACTATCTACCGCAGTTTCGGGATCAATGCTTTCTGGCAAAAGGTAATCACCCTTAGTAGCGGGGCGATCAGCGTAAGCCTCTCGCTGCATTTCTTCTTGCCATGAAGCCTTTAAGTCTTCTTCCTTCGTCCCCAGCTTAGAAGATAATTCATTGTACGCCTTGCCCAAATCCTCTGGCGAGTTAAATTTCTCAGGCAACCAATCTGGTCTATCGGTCTGCGTTTGCGCAACTTCTGTAGCTGCTTCTGCGGGTTCAGACGATTCATTTAATAATGACTCAGACATCTTGCTTTACCTTATGACCATGCTGTGTTCTTGCCTGTAACAAACCAACTATATACCGCTGGCCTTCGTGGTGACGCAGTTCTTCTGTGCTGATGTTAGGTCCATGCACACGGTTAATAGTTATAGACTTGAGGTATTCCATAACTGCTTTACCTGTTTCCGATTCAAACAGATGAGCAACCGTAGTGCTTATAACTTTATCTTGGTTAGCTGCGCGTTGTATTCCATCAATGCCAATGTTTGCTTTAGATGCGGCCAACTTTATCTCCTATTGCAGTTGTTCCTGTGGCGGTTGCTCTTGCATCTGCTGTTGTTGCTGCATTTGCATTTGCTGCGCCATTGCAACTATCTGCTTACGTTCTTCGGGATCACGAATCAACCCGTCAGGTACACCAAATTTTTTAGCAAGGTGCGCGGCTGTTTCTTCTGAATTGATTAGTAGGTTAAGAACCTCTGGCCCAAAGGTGCCAAGAACCATCTCAAGGAACCGACCAACAGATGATATGTCTGAGTTAGCCTGTGCTTGTGCAAGCGGAGAGATAGACCTAATCTTAATCTCACGGCCATTAACATTTGGTATCTCAATGCGGCCCTGCTTTTTAAGGATGTAGATAACGCGCTGCAATACTGGCTGCACCAATTCAGCCTGTAGTCTGCCAAACGCAGAACCCATACGCCGCGATAGATCAGCCATACGTTCCGCAACCTCAGTGGCAGATGCTGGAGTTCTATCAGGGTTGCCCAGCATGTCATTGTAGAGCGCACGTTTAATATTTAAACGCATATCCGAAAGTATAAGTTGAGCTACATCAAAGCTACCAGCAGCAGCAACAGGCTGTAACCCATTGGAACCAATAGCCTTTGGTATAATAGACCCCGGCACTAAGGATATAGTATCTGGATTTATGACACCATCATCATCCATTTGATACACACCAGAGATAGCCATCTGTGCATTTTCTAGGATTAACTCAATGGTTAGGTTGGTTGTCTTGATAGCAGACAGTGCATTGATAAGAGGGCCGCGACCATAGACTTCTCCAGCACACTTAGACCAACGGAAACAGATAAATGGATTAGCGCCATTACCTTTAAGCTCACGTTTGTAGATAACGCTTTCGGTAGTCATGCAGTAAGCGTAACTCATATACACTTCTTCATTCCTGCGAGAGTAGTCACGGCAAACCAACTCAAGTACAGTCGTTGTGTCCTTGCCGCCGTTACCCATGCGGTTTTGAATCTGCTCATTCATTTTAGCGTCAGGGTATAAAACCTGTAGTTGATTGTATTTAATTCCTTTCCTCTCACGGTAGATGTGATCTATCCGATCATCAGGCCCAGTGTCTAGTACAACGTGGGGTAGAGGGATAGCAGAGAAACGTATCGGATTAATTGCATCACCTTCTTCTGCAACAAGAATGCCAGTGCCTACAGCCAAGTCCATAAAGGATTCGTGTACTTCTTGTGAGAAGTTAGAGTTCTGCAAAACCTCAAACACATAGTCGGTGACTTCATCAAGGTCATTGTTCACGGCATCACGCTGTTCTTTAGGAACCTCGGAGCCAGCGGTTAGATCAGCCCACCGCGCAAAGTTAGGAACAATGCCCGACTGCAATCGGGACGCAAACTCTTGCACACCAACAACGGCAGTTTCATCAAAGATTTTATCATCGCGTCTTTGCCCTACGTTCTCATAATAAAATGACTCACGCTGGGGAAGAGAATACTCATAGCACTCTTCAAACAAAGGAATAAAGTTTTCACGCTTAGCCTTAGCCTTACCGTAATGCTCGTAGTAACCTTTGGCTATCGGATCATCTATCATAATTGAAACCTGTTATAGAACCCAGCACCGCCGCCAGATTTAGAGCGCAGCAAAGAACGGCGACCACGCGCCCCACTTCTAAACCGTTTGGCTGACGTTTGCTGAATAGTATCTTCTGTGGCCTTAGACTTTTCTTCTGCCAACTCTTCGTTAGCCCGATCGGATAAAGCTTGTAGGTCTTCCGCAGCGTCATCAACAACAGGTGCACCGCTGCCTTTTCTTAAACCCCCAGCAAAAATATTACTGTTAATACCAAGAGGCTTAAATACTTTATTTGAAACCTGCTCTAGCTTTCTAAGCGGTCTGCTTATGAATTTGCACATGGTAATCTCCTTTGTTAATTAGCGATAAGCACAATCAAGAACGATCGGCAACGCACAATTACATACGCGCCCACAATCCCTGCCTGCGCTTAGGGCCACTGCGCTTAGCAAATACATCAAAGTCCCTCTTAGCAACGGACGGGGTAGCCGCTTTCTGGTTATTCATCAAGGCCCGACCCTCGCCAGCACCAAGCAACATATACTGTAGTGCATCGTGAATGTGGCTAAACATATTCTTGTCAGGCTTATCTGCGTATCTCTCGCCCGACACTTCCATGCGGCGATACTGGTAGCCGCCCTCAAAGCCTTTGATAAGCTGAGAGCAACGGCGATCCACTAGAAAAGCAGGTTTGCCTTCTGTCATTTTGTTAAGCTGCGAAGATACCGACTCAAGACGCAAATCCACGGAATTAGACGGGGCGGGGAATGCCCTAAGGCCAGCACCTCTAAGTATGTGAAACGGGGTAGACTCGTCGGTCTGCGCCCGAAAATCACCCGCAGGATCACCGTAAATAATAACTTCGGAACACTGAGAAAATCTAGTAGCAATCTGCTCACGGAGAACTTCCGCAAACCTAACGATGCCCATGTCAAACGCAACAACTTCATCCTGAACCAACCACCTTCCTCTAACCTTCTGCCCCATAGTAGCCGCAGGAGTTAAACCAAAATCCAAACCAATATACAAAGGATAACCAGCGGCAACGGGGATTTCCTCCTTAGCAACGTGTGTGTCAGTAACAAACATAGGATAGATCGGCTTTCCGTCTTGGATAGAACCCAAGCGATTCATAACGTAAACATCTATCCAACTCTTAGTCTTACCTTGAATAAGATTGGGATAATAAGACCCCATCATGTTTTTAGTATTCTCTGCATTCTTACTAGGCTTGTAACTATCTACTTCATTGTCATCATTCTTAACTTCGGTCATGCCAGCAGGCTGCGTAAAGAAAGCCCAGTTGTCAGGCTTAACCAACATCTTAGCTTGCTCTCGCGGTATGTGATCTGGAATCGGAACCTCGCCAGACATGATCGGCCACCAGTGATCTTCCTCTGGGGCATTGGTGTCTGCAATAACTCCTGTCCAAGATGGCCCTCCCTCACGCATAGAAGGAAAGCGACCAACGCGCATAGTACACGCATCCATAATAGACTTAGGTATTTCCCTAGCCTCGTTAACCCAAATGCCAGTAAGCTCTAATGACAGTAACTTCTTAACGTCCTCTGGCCTATCAAGAGCCAAGAACAAAACCTCAAGATCAATGTCACCCTTTTTAATGTGATGAGTGTACGGAACTGACCAAGTGAACTTACCCCAATCAGCTTCGGGAAACCAATCAAGCCAAGTCTTAATGGTAGTGGTTCTAAGCTGCGGGTTGGTATTACGAATTATTGCCCAGCGGCTTCTGCGAATACCATTGGCATTCTTATCTTGCGCCAACGCTCTGCGAAATACCTCAATGCAGCAACCAACAGACTTGCCAGAACCTACAGGGCCGCGAATGCCACGAAAGAATGTGTGGTCTTTCATAAACGCCTTGAGCGTTTCTCCGTCTGGCTTGTATTTAAAATCAACCACAGTACTGTCTACCGAACCTCAACATTCTATCTACAGTCTCAGGGGCCATGCCATCAATCATCTTGTCGCATTCCCTGTTAGTGGCAAACTCCGACGGCACATACGTTAGATGAACCTTGCGAACTATCTGTCTAAGTATATCTAGCTCTGCTAGGGAAAGGGTAGATATAAAACTCATGTACGATACTGCCTTACCTTCTTAGCAATAGCTTTCGGTTGAGCCACAAATTGCTTACCCTTAGCCTTGCCCTTTCGTTTAGCTGCGGTTGTAGCTGCATATTCAGAATCACTAAGAGCAGCAATAGCCTTGCTAGGTAAGTACCGCTCACCAGTGTCACTAGACTTCTTGCCCGACTTGGTGCGCCACTTCTGCTTACCCCAATTCAACAATGACTTCTGAGGCTTCTTCAAGTTCCAACTTCCTTCTGAGCTTTCTTATGTGCCGCAGAAAAAGAAACACCTCTACGCATAAGCGCCCTCATCATAGACATATGCTTTTTCTTATGATGAACACTATGCTTTGTTAAAGTAGATTCCTGACCCTTACTTAATAATGTCTTCTTCTTCATGTATAACCTCCACCAGCAGCCTTATAACGCTTGGCCAATAACTGAGCCTTACGCGCCGACCACTTGCCAGCAGCAGTACCTTGCACATTCGCAGCCTTAATGCGCTTGAATAAAGACTTCCGCATTGTGGGCTTGTTGTAATTACCAGCAGCATTAACAGCCATATCAATACCCGCCAGAACCACTTGATTTAGGTTTCATAATCTTTCTCTTTAAAGCAGTCGGTAATGTCTTCTGCTTCTTAGTCATAGCTGGCTTCTGCTTGGGAGAACGACCAACCTTAGTTCCTTTACCACTAGGCATTTGCTTTATTCCTTTTGCTAATAGCCCTAGCCTTCGCTCTTGCGTCAGCTTTGGACGATGCTCCCCACACTCTTAAGCTAAGAAGAAGACGAGTCGGCTCTCCGTCTTCGTCCCTTTCTGGCCCCTTCATGTTCCCCATTCGCGCTAGGAAGCTGGCCCTTCTTGGGTTGTCTCCGCTTTTTACTGGAGCCTTCATGCCCGTTCCCGCTCGGCCCTTGGCGTTCAAGCCCCCCGCTGGGTTCTTGCCTTCCTTCCGTGTCCACGCTGGTGTTGCCATAATGAATCCTTAATACCGATGCTAATACGCCAGCCTTCAACGATTGCGCTCTTTGCGCTTCTTATTTAAATAAGCAGACTTGCTTAGAGTAGTAGTCGCCTTACCCATCTCTCCGCTGGGACCCTTGCCCTCAGAGAAACTAAAGTCCATCTTCTTAAACTCTTCCGCGTCCTTAACTATGCCTTCCAGCTTCTTACGCTTAGAAACCAAAGAAGAAACAGAAGGCTGGCCCTTGAGAAAACGAATGGCGCGACGAGCAGCAGTAATACTATGACTAACCATCTGCAATGGCGTCTCAGCAGGTTGACCAGTAAGAGAACCCTTATACTTAGGTATGCTGTCAATCTCAGCACTAACCTTCTTTAATAAACTTCTAGCCCTACCAGCCATAGGCCGCTTTGTTTCCGTCTTCATATCAATCTCCTGTCACGTATTGGGCATCAACTTGTTTTTCAACAAAGACTTTGGTGTGCGACCAAGCGCAGAACCAACCCCAGCAGCACGACCACCGCCAGTGCGATACGGAGATGGCTTGCCACGAACCTCGGCAATCTTTTTATCAACAACCTTAACTTGCTTGCGATGTTGATCCGCCTTACGAGCTAAGGCCTTGTGAGATTTAAGCTCCTTGCCCTCTGGCTTCTCACCGCCTCGGTCAAGTTGCTTCTGCCTCATAGTTTCAGCAATGTTTTCTAACTTAGTTAAAAGACTAACTCGCGTCTTCTCTAAAGTCTTCAGCTTGCCTGTTACATCAGCCATGTCTATCTCCTGTTCAATCAAACCCCTAAACCAAAATAATATTTTAGGAAAGATGCCTTTTGTCAGTATCGTGTGTGTATGGGACTACTAGCTAACAGTAGGTAGTGGTTTTTTAACCCCCCCTCCACTAACTCAGATCAATGCTAACTCTAATGTCCCCAGCAACTTGTACCTGACTACGGTCTATGGGCTTGAAGCCAGCGCGATCTAATATGTCTTTACTAGCCTCAAGCTGTACGTACTCTGATCTAGCCCCCGTAGCCAAGTTCATAACACGTGCTGCAGCTACAGTAGCATTCATTCCAAGCTGTTCGTTTACCCGTTGCATCATGTAAGACTGCACATGCGGTAAGCGTATCGTTTTGCTTGCGGTTAC